GATTGTATTATGCAATCAAGTGGTTGGTTTGACAAACAAATTCAAGTAGAAGGTCGCCGCCGTGTTCAGTATGTTGTCCCTACTCCAGAGTTTATGGAGATCAAGGACGCAGTCATGAAAGATGCTGAGTTGTTTGCACCTCTCGCTTACCCTATGCTCATTGAACCAAACGATTGGAGCAATGACAGACCAGGCGGCTACATATTAAATGAAGTTATGCGTGGGCACGATATGGTAAGGAGAGGACATCCCACATCTATACAGGGAGAGACACCCATTGACTTTCTGAACAAGATTCAGAAGGTAGCCTACAAGCTAAACCCCTTTATTGTGGGAGTAGCAAAAGACCTAGATAGATTGGAAAGGCAAGTAGGTAAGTTTCTCCCTATTGTAAATCATGAACTCCCTCCAAAGCCAGTCGATATTGCAACCAACAAAGAAGCAAGAAAAGACTACAGAAGGAGAGCAGCTGAGGTAATGAACCTCAATGCACAAGAGTTTAAGAAGTCATGTAGAACTCGCATGACAATGGAAGCAGTAGATAGGTTTAAAGATAAAGATAGATTCTTTATTCCTTGGTCGTTTGACTATCGTGGTCGAGCTTATCCTATCCCTGCTTTCTTAACTCCACAAGATACAGACTTTGGAAAAAGTTTGTTGTCGTTTGCAGATGCTGCATTCATGACACCTGAAGCTGAAGACTGGTTAGCATTTCAAGTTGCTACAACCTATGGTCTTGATAAAGCTCCAATGAAAGAGAGATTGCAGTGGGTCAATGACAATCACCATCTTATTTCTTGTGTCGCTTGTGACCCAATCAATCACATTCACGAGTGGGAAGCAGCAGACGAGCCATGGACTTTTCTGGCAGCATGTGATGAGTATTACCATTGTGTGCTTAAGTGTGATCGTCATTTTACAAGCTTGCCTGTAGCAACTGATGCTACGTGTAGTGGTCTTCAGATCCTGGCAGGTTTAGCCCGTGATAAATCAACTGCTAGTCTTGTCAATGTATTACCTGCGGATAGACCACAAGATGCGTATGCAATTGTTTCTGATACTGCTAAGCCTTACTGTCCTGTTTCTATTCAGGAACACATGGATAGGAAGGTGGTAAAGCGTGTCGTAATGACTGTTCCTTACAATGCCAAACCTTACAGCAATCGTGGTTACATCCGTGATGCATTGAAGGAGAAAGGCATTGAGATTGAGAAGGATGATTTAACCAAGACTGTTAAAGCTGTCAGGGACGCTATGGATGATGTCGTACCTGGTCCTATGGCTGTTATGTCTTGGATTGAATCAGAGGTTGGTAAAGCTATTGATCGTGGTGAGGACACACTTAGTTGGGTTACACCATCTGGGTTTGTCGTTACTCAACGTCTGATGAAAAAGCAAACTGAAGTATTAAACTTACAGCTGCTTGGTCGTTGTAAGATCACTGTCGCTACAGATGATGGCGACAAGGTTGACAAGTCACACCACAAGAATGCAACAGCACCTAACCTCATCCATTCACTTGATGCGTCCCTTCTACACCTCACTGCGTTACGTTTTGACGCACCGATCGCTCTCATTCATGATTCTGTATTGTGTCGTGCTACCGACATGTCTACTCTCAGTACACTTGTACGAGAGACATACATGCACCTCTTTGCAGAACATGACTACCTTAATGACTTCGCCCTGCAAATAGGGGCGGAGACAGCACCACCGATCATTGGCGACCTTGAACCGGAAGCCGTGATTGAATCCACCTATTTCTTTTGTTAAATGCCACGTACCATCCACAAAACCGAACAGCCTGTTGTCCTGGAAGGATATCAAGCTGTGATGAAACCCTCCAAGTTTGGTTACTCTTTGTCTGCTATTGTCGATGAGGCAATGACAGATGTTCTTGATGAAGAGCGTAACAACTTCCAGACATGGTGGGACAGTAAACTCAAGAACCCTAAGCGTTCAGTGCAAAAGCCTGAACCATGGGAAGAAGTATCGAAAGGACAATACAAGATCAAGTTCTCTTGGAATGAAGAGAAGCGTCCTCCTGTTGTTGACACTGAAGGCACTGCTATTGTTGATGAGGATATCCCTCTGTACTCTGGCAGTCGTGTTAAGCTTGCTTTCTATCAACAGCCTTATGTTCTCAAAGACGGAGTCACATATGGCAGCAGCCTGAAGCTTGTTGCATTGCAAGTTGTGTCGTTGAATAACTCTGCTGCTGGTGTCGATACTGGTGACATGACAGCTGAAGCAGCTGCTGAGATCTTCGGTAAGACTGAAGGTTTCAAAGCACCAGATCCAAACGTTACACCTAATGTAGCTGACGAGGATTTCTGATGGCATTCCGCTCCAAGCTTGAAGAGAAAGTTGCTGATTTGTTGGTCGAGCTTGGAGTCAAGTACGATTATGAATCAACCAAGATTCCCTATGTTATTCAACACACTTATACACCTGACTTTGTTCTACCTAATGGTGTATATCTTGAATGCAAAGGTTTCTGGGAGCCAGAAGACAGGCGTAAGATCAAGGCAGTGAAAACATTGAACCCTGACCTTGACTTGCGTATGGTCTTCCAGGCACCATTCAACACAATCAGCAAAAAAAGTAAATGTACCTACGCGCAATGGTGCGAGAAAAATGACATACTGTGGACATCATTCCACAACATACCACTCGAATGGCTCATCTGAGTTTCTAAGACATGAACCCTGCGATAACTGCGGCTCGTCTGATGCTAACTCTTTGTATTCTGACGGTCACAGTTATTGCTTTAGTTGTCACCACTATGTACATGGTGATGGCAATGTTTCACATTCATATACCAACGTAATGTTACAAGGAGATCCGGTTCGCCTGAACGGGCGCAACCTAACAGAGGAAACCTGTAAGAAGTACCGTATCTACAAAGATGGAGATCAACTCCGTTTCCACTACTACTCAGCTGATGGTCAACTGGTCGGTGCTAAGGTAAAGACCAAAGACAAACAGTTTAGGTATGAGGGAGACACAGACGGTACATTTTTTGGGCAACACCTATTCCCTACAACGGGTAAGCGTGTTGTCATCACTGAAGGAGAACTAGATGCAGCTTCGTGTTATCAAGCTATGCCTGGTTGGCAGATGGTCAGTCTCCCTAGTGGAGCCGCCAGTGCCAAGAAAAGCATCCAGAAGAACCTGGAATGGCTGCAAGGCTATGATGAGGTATGTTTGTTCTTTGATAATGATGAGGCTGGTTACAGAGCCATACAGGAAGCAGCTAGCGTGCTGCCACCTGGCAAGGTCACCATCGCCAATTTAAATCATGACTACAAAGATGCATCAGATGCACTGCAAGCCAAAGATCCACAGGCTATCTGCAGAGCAATCTGGGATGCTAAACCCTACAGACCAGATGGTATTGTAGATGCACGGAACCTGCTTGAACTAGTTACAACACCAAATCCACCTAATGACCATGAATACCCCTTTCACGGACTCAACGACAAGCTTCACGGGATACGATACGGAGAGCTTGTCACAATTACTGCAGGATCGGGCATCGGAAAGTCCTCCTTTTGTCGAGACCTTTGCACTCACCTTCTTGAAAAGGGAGAACGGGTCGGTTACGTGGCACTTGAAGAGTCAAATCGGCGCACGGCTCTCGGTTTGATGTCTTCTGCCTTAGGCAAAGCATACCACCTTGGAGAATACAGCCGTGAAGAACTCACCAAAGCGTACGAGAATACGCTCAGCAATTGGAACCTCTTTCTGTTTGATGGGTTTGGGTCTTTCGATCCTGATATTATCTATAACAGAATCGAGTATCTCGCAGCGGGATTCGATACAAAAGTCATCTTCCTTGACCACCTCTCAATCCTCTTGTCAGGATTAGATGGTGATGAGCGGAGGATGATTGATACAACAATGACTAAACTTCGGTCGCTAGTCGAGCGTACCGGCATTACACTATTTCTTGTTTCACACCTAAGAAGGACAACATCAGATGTCAACCATGAAGAGGGAGCACGAGTTGCGCTCGGACAGCTACGAGGATCCGCTGCTATTGCTCAGCTCAGCGATGCTTGCATTGCGCTCGAGCGAGATCAGCAGAGTGGATCTGCAGACAATGCTACAACAGTGCGAGTCCTTAAGAATAGATATTCTGGCGAAGTTGGCGTCGCCTGCACTTTGAGCTATGACCTTGACACTTGTAAATTCAATGAAACAAAACCAGAACCAGAGTTCGATCCAACAACAGACTTCTGAATCTGCAGAGATGTACGCATACTTTGAAGCAACTACCCATGATTGGACTGAAGCGCAAGAGCTTTACGACGATTGGCAGAGATATCAAATTTATCCGTACAACCTGAGAGTACCAAACCCACCTACAGCTGAGGCTGTGAAGCGTGCTCAGTTTGTAGACAAGACCTATGTTTGGAAGAACAAGTAATGTTAATCTTCGACATTGAAACAGACGGACTGCTTTACAATGTTACCACCATCCACTGCCTTGTTATCCACGATACAGAGACAGGTGAAACGACTGCCTACAATGACCAGGGAGACGCTGAACCTATTGTTCGGGGAATCACGTATCTCGAAGACTGCGCTTGTGCTATTGGGCATAACATTCTCAGTTATGACTTACCTGTTATCAACAAGCTCTATCCCTTCTTTAGCTATCCCGCTTGCGTCATTGACACTCTTCTGCTTAGCCGTCTATATCACCCGGACATGATGGACTTGGATAAGCGACACAACTGGGAAGGTATGCCACTCAAACTGTATGGCAGACACAACCTTGAGTCGTATGGTCACCGTCTATCCTGTAACAAGGGAGACTTTGGCAAGGATTCAGACTGGAAACACTGGTCACAAGAAATGCAGGACTACTGCATACAAGATGTAAACCTAACCACCAAACTATGGAAACACTTCCAACCATACCTAGCTGGGTTGAAGTAGAGCACGATGTTGCTAAACTTCTCACCTCACAGGAGATACATGGCTGGTGTTTTGATGAGAGAGCAGCACAAGAACTAACAGCTGAACTCCTTACTGAACTAGAAGAAGCAAAAGAAGCACTCAAGCAACAGCACGCTTTCGTCAAAGGTGAGGAGAAAACTCCTAAAAGGAATAACAAGACGCAAGGGTATGTAGAGGGTGCCACATTCACACGGCTAAAAGAATTCAACCCTACATCACGAGACCATATCTCATGGATCCTGCAAACATTTCATGGCTGGAAGCCAACCCAACTGACAGCTACTGGGAAACCTATAATCGACGAACCGATACTGAAAGATATTGGGAGCGAATTCTCGCTGTTGATTTTGCGTTGCCTAGATATTACGAAGAAGTTGGGGATGATCTCCGAAGGCGTGAACGCATGGCTGAAGCTATGTACGAATGCTAGAATACACCACCATTGTAGTGTAGCCACCTCTACACATCGATGTGCACATAGAAACCCGAACCTGGCACAGGTTCCATCAGATGAACGATTTAGAAAACTTTTCATACCAACTCCGGGTCAACTTATGGTCGGCGCTGACTTGTCTGGCATTGAGTTGCGTATGCTTGCCCATTATCTTTCCCGATATGATTCAGGGAGATACGCAAGAATCCTCCTTGAGGATGACATCCACCAGGTAAATGCTGACCGTATTGGTATCTCAAGACGAGCTGTGAAGACAGTTACTTACGCATTCTTATATGGAGCAGGTGATCAAAAGATTGGATTGAGTTATGATCCACAATTATCAGCATCTGCTGCTAAGAGAAAGGGTAAAGAAATCAAAGAAGCATTT